GCCATCAGGCGCAGCTACTGAAGCAACCCTGGTTACTAGGTTAGCTGAATCTACATTCACTGCTCGCATTAATACTTTGGGTCAGAAGACTATGGCCAATTCAACGCCAGTAGTTTTATCATCTGATCAATCTACCCTTCCAATTAGCGCAGCTTCTTTACCACTTCCTTCTGGTGCTGCCACCGAAACAACTTTACTTACACTATTAACTGCATCTACTTTTACTACCAGAATTAACACTCTGGGTCAGAAGACGATGGCTAATAGTACTCCCGTTGTTATTTCTTCCGATCAATCTACAATAACAATTACTGGCGCCGTCACTGTTACCGGAACAGTCACTTCCAATCAAGGAACGCCCGCCGCTTTAGCTAATGCTTGGCCTATTAAAATAAGCGATGGCTCTAATTATGCTCCTTTAACTAATGCAGCTCCCGTTGGAAACGAACAAGGTTTAGTAGTAAGAAATATTCCATCTGGAACGCAGGTTATCTCTGGAACTGTTACAGCAACCGTATCTGGAACGGTTACCGCCAATCAAGGTACACCTGCTTCACTAAGCAATCCATGGCCAGTTCAATTATCGAATGGCACTAATACTCCGATAATTACTAATACTACACCAGGTGGTTCTGATCAAGCTTTGGTTGTAAGAAATATACCGTCTGGTACACAAGCTATTTCTGCGGCTTCTCTGCCATTACCAACGGGGGCGGCCACCGAGGCAACATTAGCTACTAGGTTAGCGGAATCTACATTCACTACTCGTATTAATACTTTAGGACAAAAGACTATGGCTAATTCTATGCCTGTAGTTATTGCCTCCGATCAAACTACATTGGCTATTACTGGTTCAGTTTCGGCCACTCAAAGCGGAACTTGGACTGTTCAGCCTGGAAATACAGCGAATACTACTCCGTGGTTAACTACTATTAGTCAAGGAGGTAATGCAGCCACTGTAACTGGCGCTAATGCACTTAAGGTAGATGGTAGCTCTGTTACTCAGCCCGTTAGCGGAACTGTTACGGCTAATATTGGCACTTCCGGCTCATTAGCTCTTGATGCATCTATTATAGCACAATCACTTATAGATAATAATGCGTTTACTGATGGTGTTACTAGAGTTCAACCAGTTGGATATATTTTTGATGAAGTAGCTGGTACAACTCTTACTGAAAATGATGCCGCGGCAGCTAGAATCGATTCTAAACGCGCTCAAATTCAAGTAATTGAAGATGGAACTACTAGAGGCACAAGAGCTACGGTTAAAGCAGCTAGCACTGCCCCAGTATCTGGTGATACTTCATTAGTTGTCGTATTAAGTCCAAATCAACCACCTATTCTAGTCACAACATCTCCAAGTAGTTCAACTCCGCTTCTTGCTTTTGGTGATATTGCTTTAGCAGCTATTACAACCGTAGCATTACGTCGTACTACTTATACCGAGCAAAGCGTTAATTTTACTGGATCAATTGTTTCATCATCGGCAAATGATTCATCCGCAGGTACAGGCGCACGTACAGTTCGTATTTATTGGATGAATCAGGCAGGCGCCACAACTGGATTTGAAGATGTTACTCTTAATGGAGTTACTCCAGTTAATCTAGTTACTTCAACTAAATGTTTTATTGAGGCTATAGAGGTCTTAACAGTTGGTAGTACTAGATCTAATGCTGGAATTATTACTTTGAAAACGGGCGCGGCAGGAGCTGGCACAACTGTTGGAACTATTGGAGCAACAGATAACATTACATTTTGGGCCCATCATTATGTGAAATCAGGACTTACCTGTAATGTAACGGGTATCCTTATAGGGTCTAACGTTACAAACAGTTCCGGTTCGTGTATTGGGTCTCTTCGTTCACAAGTATTGCCTGTTGCAGATCAAGTAGATAAGCAGGTTTCTGACGGAATTACAGTAGCTGGATTAGATAGTTCGGTATATCGTTCTTATGGTTCTCAGATTCAAGTAGCTGGCCCGGCACGTATTACTTTAATTGTTACCACTGCAACGGGTTCTGCATTTAATTATCGTGGCTCATTTGATGCCTATGAAAGCTAAGGAATAATATGTCACTTACACTAGCACCACAATTTACACAAATAAATTATACTTGGACTAACTGGAAAACTATTCAAGTTTTAAAAACTGGCAATCATCAATATGATGATGATAATTCAGTTTATACAATTTATTTTTACGATGGCCCCGAGGCTCATATTTGTTCCATATGGAAAGGTACAATTCCAGAAACTATTATTACTAATGGTACTTATACTCAAGTTCAAAATAATATTGACAAATCAGATTTTGAAACTAATTTCAAACCTTATGGTAATAAATCGCTTGAACCATCTGCTAATGTTGTTTTAGGATATGCGACTTCAGTTAATGGTGCTCTGACCATTATGCGTGCAACAGCATATGCGCAGCCAAGCACTAACGCTCAACGTTCTTTATTATCGAGTAATGCTGATGATACTTCGGCTGGCACTGGCGCAAGAACTATTAAGATTACGTATTATGATCAAACATTAGCTGGACCATTTTATGAGATAGCCTCTTTAAATGGAGTTACTCCAGTAAACACTGTAGCCTCTAATATTTGTTTCATAGAAAAAATAGAAGTTAATACAGTTGGTAATCAGTTAAGTAACGTAGGAACCATAACATTAAAAGCGGCCGTCGCAGGCGGCGGAATCACTATTGGTACCATTGCAGCAGGAGACGGAGTTACTTACTGGTGTCATCATTATGTTGGGACTAATAAAATCTGTAGAGTGATATCAGTTATTGGGTCCATCGATGGAATAAACAGCGGAGCGTTAGAGGTTCATAAATTGGTACCCACAAGTGTAACAACTCCAGAAACAACAATTTCACCTAAACTTAGAATAACACCAAATAATACTGGACAAATAACTTTTGATGTTCCTATTACCGTAGTAGGGCCCGCCTTTATTGCTGTATATGGCCGTTCAGATGCAACGTCTGGTAATTTAGATTGGTTTTCTAAAATTGGATTTTATGAGGTATAAATGCCGATAACAGACAGACCAGTAAATAATTCTATTCTATATGATGAAAGTGGGAAAGCTATCTTAGTAGACTCTGGTAATGGAGCGCTTATTGTGGGAGGGTTAGAGCATGCTATTGGCGACGGCCTCATTTCTACTGCTGGCGTATCTAGCGATCATGCTAAAGGTTATGTTGCAACAGCAAGCACATCCATTACAGTTGCAAGAGCCTCTACCTATGTAGAGCCAGCTTCTGCCTCACAAATGGAAATACTTTCATCCAGCGCAAGCGATTCATCCGCTGGAACCGGAACAAGAACGGTAAGAATTACGTATTATGATGGCTCTTTGAATGGGCCATTTACAGAAGATAAAACTATGAATGGTGTTGCTGCTGTTACGACAACTGCAACTAATATGAGATTCATAGATAAAATTGAAACACTAAGCGTAGGATCTAACGGAACTAATGTTGGAACAATTACTTTAAGGGCAGTAAGTGCAGGGGCTACTGTAGGAACTATTGCTGTTAGCGATGGTATTACTTTTTGGGCACACAAATATGTTCCTGTAAATACTAAGTGTTTTATTAAAAGGTGGTTTGTTGGTGTTCTTGGAAATAGCGGCGTAACATTTTTACGCACTAATCAACCACTAACAGGAGTTTCTTTTGAGAAACAAATGACTCCATCTGTAAGAGTAACTACTGCGCAGCCATCACAAATTTATGACATGGAACATTTTATCGTACCTGGTCCAGCTAAGATTAGTGCGTGGGTCAGAGCAGATAGTAACACTGCTGCAACTTGGCATGTTGGATTTTCGTTTTATTGTCTTTGAGTTCTATTAAAATTTTGACATGAATGGTGTAAGAACTTAATACTAAACCAATGACAAAAGGAAACACAATGGCAGTTACTCCGTTAACTAATCGTCCAGTTCCACAAAATTCAAATGAAAGCCGCGCAATGTTCGTATGGGTAGGCGCAACCGCTGCTCTAGACCCACTAGACACTGATGCAGATCAACAAGCTCTACTTAACTTCTGTGGCACCAATGGTGTCAACGTACTTTTTCTAGACATTTGGCGCTACCTAGGTGGTGCTAACTGGACTAACGCAAAGCGCGACAGACTTAAGCTTTTCAACGATGCAGCTCACCGTTCCGGTATCAAGGTCCACGCTCTATGCGGTGATCTTGGTTGGGGAACTCTTCAACAATGGGTTATGAAGAATATCATGAATCCAATCATGGCATACAATGCTATGTGCACTAAGACATCTGAACAATTTGATGGTATTTGTTTAGACGTAGAGTATTGGCAAGACGAGGTTGCTTACCCAGCAGCTACTCACCTTCCAGGGCTATGCGACCTAATCAAGGCTATGCGTCAACAAGCTGACGGGTCTCTTTCCGTTGGATGTTTCGCAGGGTTCTTCCTTAAGGATAACTCTGGGGCCCGCGCTCTACTTACTTACAATGGTAAGCTTGCTCAAGACGGCGAACATTTGATGGATGTTTGTGATTTCGTTATTCCAGGAACTTATCGTGATCATGCTGCTGATAACGGAACTGATGGTGTTGGACAAATTACTTTGTTCCAGCCATGGTACGATTACGCCTCTACTGAAGGAAAGAATTTTGGACTATACTGTGGTTCTGAAACCATCAATATTACCCCAACCTACATCACGTACTTCGGTGGAACTAAGGCTGCTATGGAAGCTGAGCACACTTTAGTCTCTAACGCATTTAAAGTTGAAACTAACTCCGTATTTCTTGGTCAAGCTATCCATAGCTACGATGGTTGGAAAGCAATGTCCTAATCAAATTAAGTTTCTAGAATGATGAGACGCCCGGTAGAAATACCGGGCGTTTCTATTTGTGTGACTAATTTGATATATCATTAATAGCCAGTGGGGTTTAATGAGAGTATTAGTCTTGAGCGGTGGCGGGAGTAAAGGTGCTTATCAGGTCGGCGCCCTCAAACACATCATTGGTGAGTTAGGTGTTGTTTATGATGCCTTTTGTGGCGTCTCTGTTGGGGCAATTAATTGCGCCTCTTTAGCTATGTTCTCTTCTGGACAAGAGGAGCAATCTATCTCTGTTCTTGCTGATATGTGGGCTAAAATAAATACCTCTCAAATATATAAGAGGTGGTTTCCATTTGGACGTTGGCATGCACTTTGGAACAAGAGTTTTTTTGATAGTTCTCCTATGCGCAATCTAATTAGAAACAGTTTAGATATTAAAAAGATTCGAGCTAGCGGTAAACCAATTAACGTTGGTACCGTATCTCTTAGCTCTGGAAAATATACTATTTTTGATCAAACCTCAGATCATTTTATAGATGCCGTTACCGCCTCAGCCTCCTTTCCTGGCATGTTAACTCCGGTGAAATTCCTGGGCCAATTGTGGACGGATGGAGGGGTAAAAGAAATATCTCCAATCAAGAAGGCCGTAGAGATGGGGGCGGATGTTATTGATGTCATAATTACGTCTCCACATACACGTGTCAATAGATTTTTGGAAAATCCAACTACGGTTGATATTCTAAAACGCTCTATTGATCTATCTACAGATAAAATTATGGCAAATGATATTGAGAAAGTTCAAATGCATAATGTGCTAGCTTTAGCAGGTCTGGAAGATAAAAGGTATGTCAAAATTAATATATTAAGACCAGATTTCAATCTAATTGAAGATCTACTTGATTTCAGACCTGAAAAAATCCAAGAAATGATGGAAAAAGGGTATATGGACGCTAAAAACAAATACACAATGTAATAATTCTACATATCTAGTGGAGATATAAATGGCTTTTAAGAACATCAAGAAAACCCAAGGTAGGGATTTTAACTTCTGGAATTCAACCGCTGTAAGCTGGGCGCAGTTTGGGGCACCAGATGGCTATACCCTTCTTGATGGCTATGGGCCTGATTTGGTTATTACTTTTCCAACTCAAGGCATCATGTTCACTAATGAAACTTCAGCAAGCGTTGTAGAGTATTCGTTTAATGGATCTACGATTCATGGAGTTTTGGATGGAACTGCCGGCAGCACTACTCGCGTAGTTATGTTTGATAATCGTGTAGCTTCTTTGATTTGGTTTAGATTAAAATCAGGCGGCACAGCAACTATAACGACCACCGCGTGGGGAATACGATAACTTGATATAGTAAGGTATTATGGGAAAGAGTAAGCTAATCAAGAACAAGTGTGAGATCGAGACGTGCTCGATTACGGACCCTAACCTACTTCAATTGCATCATATTATAGAAAGAACGGAAGTCAATACTAATAATAACAATTTTAACCTCGCAATCTTGTGTGCCAATTGCCACGGTTTGACGCATAGTAGTAGGCTAAAGATTATTGGAGTTTACCCATCTACACAATTACCTAATGGTAGAACTTTGGTGTATGAGTTAGATGGTAAAAGAAATATTGAAGGTATTGATAAGCCTTACGTTAAGTTCGAAAATAAATCGTTCAAGTTACATGGAGTGAAGGATGAGTAAAATAGATAAGACATTCTTGAGAGATGTCGGTGGTACGGTAGAAAAGACAAATCTTGATGATGCGGCTAATCTAAGTAACAAAGTGCTTCAAGAACAAGAGACTCGTCGTAGGCTCTTAGCCCATGCCAGAATTATTGGCTGTGAAAGAGATATGCTTTTGCTCTTTGCAAAATACGATAAATTGATGCGTAACTGCACCAACGATAAAGAAAGAGCAGATATTGCCAAACTTGGAGCTGTAGATACGTACAGACTATTGGGTGGCGGTGGGGAGTTGTACGTTGACGGACAACTTGTTTGTAAAGATAGTTAAGGAATAAACGATGAGTAATGAAAAATTTGTAGGTGAAGTTGTCTGGTTCGACCCTAAAAGGGGTTTCGGATTTATTACATGGGAAAAAGATGGCGAAAAACAGAAAGATCTGTTTGTTCACTTCTCTGATGTAGCTTGTGAAGGTTTTAAAACCTTATACAAGGGACAGAAAGTATCTTTTGGTCTAGGTACTAATGTACGTGGTGATCCAAAGGCTACAACTGTTGAAGTCCTAAAAAACTAATCAATGTATTGTGTAATTTACAAAATTAAAAATATTGTAAATGGGAAACTCTATATTGGGCAGACCTGGCGTACTTTAAAGAAAAGATGGTATGAACATTTAACGCAATCTACTTGCGTTAAATTAGTAAATGCTATTTCCAAATATGGTAAAGAAAAATTCTCAATAGAATTAATAACTATTTGTCATACTCAGGAAACTGCCGATTATTGGGAGAAATTTTTTATTGAAAAATTTGATACCATTAATAATGGGTATAATTTGAAAACAGGTGGGTCAAAAGGTAAAATGTCTCAAGAAAGTAGATTGAAAATGTCTTTATCCCATATTGGTAAAAAATTATCAATTGAAGCTAAAAATAAAAAATCAAAGTTTATGTTGAATAACACTAATGCACTTGGTAAAAAGCTTTCTGATTACACTAAAAATAAAATGTCTATCAGTAAGAAATTATCTCAAAATGGTGAGGGTAATAATGCTTCCAAATTAACCTGGAGTATTGTGGAAGAGATAAGATCTTCAATAGAAGGTGCTAAAATTGTTGCAATTAGATATGGCATATCGCGCAGAACAATTTCAGATATACGATCTTACAAGACCTGGAAACTAATTACTTCTTGATTACGAATATTTGTATAATTTGGATTACTAGAGATAGTAATCCGGTGATGAATAGTATTTGAATTTTGAATAGGTCGCGGTTTGTTTCTTCGGCCTGTTTAACAATTTTATCAAGTTTTTCGTCTTGATCTTCTTGGATTTTCTTAATGTCTCTTAAAGAGTCAATGATTTCTTCATTTTGCTCAGCGACTTCTGACTGAATTTCAATAGTCTTTTTGTTGACTTCTAGAATTAACTCCAGGTCCTTTTTCTTTACAGTTTCATTGTTTAGTTTCTCAACCATCGGACCCTCAGCATATTTTAAAGTTATTTCTTTTTCCCTTTCCTACCCTTAATTTTTGATATGACATCATCAAGTTTGTCATTCAGCTTTTTATAATCTTCTATAGTCTCATTTTCCAAATCATCAATTGGTAATGGTTCTGTAACAGAAATTGTTTCACTTATACTTGCGGCGGCAGCAGCTATATTGCGTCTACGTGACATGATTACACCTTTTGGATCATAAGTTTCGTATCTGCATCAGCGGTCTCTGCATTTTCATTTGCAAAGATTTCATCAGATTTCTTTTGGTCATCTTCTGAGACATTAAGTTCTTCATAATTTTCTTCTTTAATGCTGAGCATAGATCTTTCTCTAGTTGGGATAAATGTTTCGCGGGTAAGTGGAATATTTGCTATTAAAACCTCTGGAGCGACCTTACGTACGATTATCTTATCTCTTTTCTTGAAGATAGAACCTGATTCAACGGATTTTTTAAGCTGATCAACCTTGTATTGATAATGCTTTGTGTCCATTAAGTTAACTGAACTATACGCCTTTATTGTGAGATTCAAGTCAGCTAAACTAACATTCATCTTAGAGATGTTGGTTACCCAAAATGTAACTGCTTCTTTTTTCATATTATAATGTTGATTTATTCCTAAAAATTGGCGCTACTACTATTTAAGTATTGTATTGCTAGCGTATTTTAGGAGAATTATGAGCAAAAGCAACACTTGGGAAACCGATCTATTAAAACTTGTATTTCAGAACATTGATGCCGCTCTAATTGGTGATGCAGTCGGACTTCGTGGCTCATCAACTGCCGGAGTTCTTTATTTAAGCCTACATACAGCCGATCCTACCGAAGGGGGCGCTCAAAATAGTTCAGAGGCAAACTATACAAATTACACAAGAATTTCACTTGTAAGAAGTGCTGGAGCTTGGACTGTTACCGCTGTAGATGTTGGTCCCTCAACAGTATCTAATGCCGCTCAAGTTACCTTTCCTCAGGCAGGCTTAGCCTCTCCAACGAACGTTATTACACATGTAGGAGTTGGTACAGCTCTTAATGGCGGCGGTGGTAAGCTTCTATATTCTGGTATTTTGGCAACAGGATCTTTGACTGTTAATCAAAACATTACCCCAAGTTTTGGTACTGGACAACTAGTAATTACTGAAGATTAATAAGGGTGAACTAGATGGTAGAGCAGTTCGCGAATAATGCAGACTCCACATTAAATGGAGCAATCAACGACTCAACAACTTCTATTGTTGTAGTTAATGGTTCTTCATTTCCTTCAGTCGGCAATTTTCGCCTTTTAATTGGAAGTGATCCTGATACTGGTGAGCTTGTTTTAGTAACTGCCCGTTCTGTAAACACACTTACTGTTGTGCGTGGACAAGAAAGTACAAGTGCTCAGTCTTGGCCTGATGGAACAACAGTGACTCATATTGTTACTGCTGGTGCGATCATTACTCTTCGAGATACCCTTAAGGGTAAGACACTTAACTCATTATTAGAAACAATTAGTATTTCTCAAGATGGCTACGCGCTTACTTGGCTTAATACTGATGGTTATTGGGCCGCTCGTCCAGGTAGTCCATTTACAATTTCTGGAAACGAATTAAATACCACAAGAACACTATCAATTGATGGTTATGGAACTTTTACATCATCTCATTTTAATCCACAATTATATGTTAATGGTAATGTTCTTTCAAGCTCTTCTTTCTCAGTCGGAGACATACCATTAAGTACATCTACATATAATTATGTATCGGATGGGTATCAAACTTTCGTAGTTCCAACCGGCGTTACCCAGCTTCAAGTTAAAATGTGGGGACCGGGCGCTGGCACGGGTAATTATAACAATGGTTATGGCGGCGCCTCTGGAGGTTATTCCACGGGATTTTTAACAGTTACGCCTGGTGAAACACTTGTGTTAGCTGTTGGTAGTGGTGGAAAGAAATCTGTTTCATCTACTGGTAATGGTGGCGCGGGCGGTTGGCCAAGTGGCGGTAATGGTTCTAGAGGCGATGCTTCCGCAGGCGGCGGTGGTGGTCTAAGTGGTGTTTTCACTACTTCTTATTCACAAGCTAATGCTCTTATGATCGCTGGCGGTGGTGGTGGATCTAGCGGATACACAGGTGGTGGAACACCAGGAGCTGGAGGAGGTTCTTCTGGTGCGGACGGCTCAGATCTCACTTCTGGAAAAGGTGGCACTCAAATCTTTGGAGGATTTGGAGGGGGCCCAGCCGTTTATACCGTTACACAAACTACTGGTGGAACTTATGAAACTGGCATAACAGATGTTGGCAACCACACTGATGATAGTCCATTAACTGCTGTTGCATTGCCATTCTCTTTTGTATTTTATGGGGTATCTTATTCATCTCTTAACGTATCATCTAATGGTTTTATTAATTTTAATAGCTCTGATACTTCATATGCTTGGGATATTCCTGGAACCGCTCGTCCAGCAACTATTAATTTATGGAATAGGGATAATACTACTTCTGGCGGCGATAGAGGTTGGTATACTAAAACAATAGGAACAACCCCTAATAGAATTTTTGTTCTTGAATATAGAGGCTATCAACTTGGCACTGGAAATACCATTAATGCAGAAGTAAAATTGTATGAAGGAACTACTACCTTCGAAGTTTTGTATTCAACATCTACTTCTATAGATACTTCTGGAACTATAGGTATACAGGATAATCTCGGAGCACACTATACCATATATAATAACAACACGGCCCCACCTGCCAATGGAACTAGATTAGTTTATACTGCGGATGCAAATATTACTGGTAAACCATTAGCTGGAGGTAGTGCATTTACCGATGTTACCACTTCACAAGCAAATGATGCTGGTGGTGGTGGTTCTGGTTATTTCGGCGGTGGTGCGGGTCAAGGTGACGGAAGACAGGGAGGCGGAGGTTCTGGATATCTTCATCCAACCAGAGTAACTAATGGTACAACTACTGCTGGAACTAATGGTGCTATTGGTGTAGTTGGTGCCGCTCCTCCTAGTGTTACTGATACCAATTATGTTGCTGGAATAGGTGTAGGTGGAGCCGCGACCGGAACAGGCAGTGATGGTGGAAATGGGCGCATTGCTATCTCATATGGTAATAGCTCTAATTTAGCTACTAATTCACTAGTTTTGGGAAATAACGCCTCTCTTACTGCACCAGTTGGATATTCAGATTTGTATCTAAATACATCTAGTGGCGGTAATATAGTATTAAATCCAAGTTCTGGATTAGTTACTTTACAGGGAACCTCCGCATTATCTTCAACCTCAGATTTAATTTTGTCTTTTGCTAGCAGTTTAAAAGTTAGCTCTAGCTCAGTTAATAAATTCAAAGTTTACTCTACTGGAGCTGTTAATATTGGAGAAGGTACGAATAATGATACTTCCTCAGAGGCCCAAGCAGGTCTTACTGGTCCGCTTATTAATCTTTCTCCAGCAACAGGAACATTTACTAGTACCACCAATCAAGCTTTAAATTTCAATATTGCAGGCGCGCATCATATTCAAGGTAATACTGAAGTTAGGTTTGATATCGCAGCAAATCTCGCCGGTTATTTTGACTCCAATAGAACATTTAGAATCGGCCCAAATGCTGCCACTAGTGCATCCGCATTTGGTGGTACTACCAATACTCCTTTTGCTGGGGATTTCATGTATGGCCATTCAACATCTGGAGATTTGGTTGGAAGATTTGCAGCTAGCGCTTCTGGAAACATAGCTGCTATGGATTTTCTCAATACCACTGGTGGAGCAACCACCACTGTTATGATGAGAATTGGAGCTGCGGGCCCGACAAGTGGAGTTACGGCTTGGCAAAATAATGGAATTATTGAGCAAGGTGGAATTGCAACATCAGCAATTGTATTTACAAAAACAAGCGCAAATGGTTCTGTGCGTACTACGAGTGGACGTATCTATCAAAGCGGGGCCTGGTCAATTGGTGACGCCACTCAAAACGATACTTCGTCTGAAGCTCAAGCCGGATTAACTGGTCCGCTTCTTAATATCACACAAACGACGGGTGGTACATTAACTACCGTAGCTAATCAATCACTTATTTATAATGCAGCCGGGATTGCCATTCATCAAGGTCACTCCGGAGTTAATCTCATAGTTGGGACTACCACAGCACTAGCCGCAACCACAACTACAATTACTGCTCCTTCATATACTATTGGGACAAGTGGCCCCTCTATTACTACTGGTACAGGAGTTCCCGCTACAACAGTACCAAATGGCTCCCTCTTTTTAAGGAGTGATGGGGCTTCTTCAACAGCAATTTATACTCGCCAATCTGGAGCCTGGGCAACGGTAGGCGCACTACCTGATGTTAATACATCAATTGCTGGGGGTATCCTTACCGTATCAAATACGGAATTGATACCTACAACTAATGTTGTGGCAGCATCAACGCTTTATTATAAACCTTATCTCAGCGGACAAATTGCAATTTATGATGGATCAGCGTGGAATCTTCGCACATTTACATTTACTTCATTGGCTTTAACAGGATTAACTGCTGATAAAAATTATGATGTATTTATTAACTGGAATGGTTCAGCAATAGTTATTACATTAGGTGCAGCTTGGACTTCGGATACACTTAGAGCTGAAGCATTAGATATTCGTGATGGTGTTGTAGTTAAAACTGGCAATCATACCAAACGTTGGGTTGGAACTATTCGAGCAAGTAGCGCAACTACAACCGAAGACACTCTACTAAAACGTTTTGTTTGGAATGCTTATAATGGAGCTATTAGAAAGTTCAAAGTAACTGAAAGTACTGCAAATTGGACTGATAATACTTCTGGTTGGCGTGCCGCAAGAAATCAAGCCACAAATGCCGTTGAATATGTTACAGGAGACGCTTCGTCTTTCTTAAACATGCAAACGTTCTCGCTATGCTCTTCTAGCGGCCCTAACGCCGCAGCCAGCGGTGTAGGCATTGATAGTACTACTGTAAATTCTGCCGATGTCTTTGGCGGAGTAGCCGTAACATCTGGTTTATTGCCTGTTACCTCTGCTTACGCAGGATATCCTGGACTAGGATATCATAAAATCACTTGGCTTGAAAGAAGCGACGGAAGCACCGTTACTTATTACGGTATTCATTCTGACGCGAGCGGGTTTCAATCTGGAATGACTGGAGAAATCTTTAGTTCATTAGTAAGTAGTGGTGGTTCTGCCCCCATTGCATCAAATGCATCAGTAGATTCAAATGCCGGGTTTTTTACTATAGTAGATAATGTAGCAGGTAATGGTTCATATCCAAGCACTAACGCTACTAACTGGACTGGTACGTATTCAGCAGATGGATATAGTAGAGTGTTAATTATTGGTAGCGCCACGGGAGGTCAGTACTCGTCCGGAGGCCCAATTACCCTTAATTTGAAAATTGACAATGTCACAGTTAGATCAGTCACTAGGTATGCCAATACTAATGGTATTCATGCTACTTTCCCTACATTAGTCCATTCAGTTATTTTATCAGCCGGTGATCATACTATTGCCTTAACACAAACTGGCTCTAATACATTTACTAATTCTGATAGTTATGCAAATTTGTATGTTTATAAGACTCCAAGTATAACTAATATTAGTTGGGGCGCTACTAAAACATCTAACTATACTGCAACACCTGCTGATACTTATATTCCAGTAGATACCGCTAGTAATGCTGTTACAATTACTTTACCAGCATCTCCAGATAATGGAGAGCGTCATTTAATTGCTGATGTTGGCGGACTAGCAAGTATAAGTAATATTATCGTAGATGGTAATGGACACAATATTATCGGTGTATCGACATACATAATGACAGGCGCTTATAACGTATTAGAGGTTGCTTATCATTCAGGTAAAGCAATTTGGGTGATCATATGAGTTATCTTACAGACACAATACGAAGAGGTACATTTGCTAGCAGGCCAGCTACAGCTCCAGATGGAACGGTGTTTCTATGCACTGATGGTCCAGTGCAATTCGTAAGAAAAGGTGGAGCTTGGCAGCCTTATCATGGCTCTACAGCGTTAGCTCAACCAGCTGCTGCTTCTAATTTTACAATTAATCAAACTAGCAGTAATGGTACGCTAACAGATGATGCGGGTGGGTTATTTTTTACGGCTTTAAGTAGAGATGTTGGTGAAGATGTTATTTTTGCCACCCAAACTAATCCTGGTGGAACTGGAGCAGCTTATACATTAACAGTTGGGTTTATTCCAAATCCTGGAAGTAGAAATGGAACTGCTGGATGGTTTAATTATCATCTTACTGGAATAGGACTATATAATTCAAGTACTACTCAAATTAAAGCTCTAAGAGTTTATACTACGGGCACCGGAGAATTTCGCTTACAACTTATCAGTAAAACTGGGCTTTTGGGTAGTAGTTCAGCTTCTATTGACTATGGAGCATATTCTTTTGCATCCGCATCTATGGTGTGGTTTAGAGTTCAAGATGATGGAGTTACTAATAGAACTTGGTCAGTTTCAAATGATGGTAAACATTTTAAAGCGCTTACAATTGAAGCAAGAACTACAGGATTTTCTAGTCAGCCTGATAGAATTGGAATATATATGAATGCATGGAATGCAGATGCAACAATGACTATTTTAAGCCATCAATTAACTAGTCCATGAGGTAATGTAAATGTCATTTGTTGGGCAATTAGGATTACGAGAAAGTCAACCAGGAAATATCCAGCTTGGAATTATTTCATCTGTGTCTTTGATTAGTGCACAGATTGATGGGATTTCGACTATCACTGCCTCTTTGGCTGCATCTGGTGCCTTAACTGCTCAAGTGGATAATATTGCAGCTATCGATGCATCGCTCATGGGAAGTGCTGCTACGAGCGCAACCATCGATAATGCGGCCACTATCTCAGCTACTATTACTGGAATTTATCCAGCAGAGTCAACTATAAATGGATTTTCTAATACTTCGTTTTCTCTTTTAGCTACTGGAAATATGATAGTAGCTGTAAATAATATTGCAAATGTTTCTGCTAATCTTATAGCAAATGGAAGTTTATCATCTACTATTTCAAATGTCGCAACTGTTTCCGCTAACCTTATAGCAGATGGTATTATTGCAAGCACTATTCTAAATACATCGACAGTTAGCGTCGTAATTCAAGGACTCGGAAATCTTTCTAGTCAATCTGATAATCAAGGAATCATGACTGGTTCTATTACCGGAACCTATTTGATATCTGCTTTAATTAATGGAACTTCAGGCATAGAGGCTAGTCTTAATGGTATTATTAATATACTTATTACTATGAATGGTATTTCAACTGTTACTAGCAGCTTGGCTGGAATTGCTCCAATCAGTGCCACTGTCGATGGAACATCTGAATTTTTAATAGGCTATTCTTTTATAAAAGCAGAAATGGCAGGAACTTCTACCATATTTGCTAGATTATTTAATTATCTTCAAGATAAAGCTATTATAGATCCGATTGATCTAGAAGATACTAATGTCTTTATTCATTCTCCGCCTACATCTCAATACATTAAAAAAATTATTATTGTAGATTCTATTGTTCCTCCAGTTGTGCCAGTAAATAATTCTATAATGGCTTCTGGCAATAAACTAAATGGCCCATTCTCTTCCGTCCTTTTAAAACATATTGTTCCTCCTCCACCTCCAGAACCACCAGAGCCACCACCACTACCTCCTGAAGATATTCCAATAGTTAGTTCGGGTATAAAAGTGCATTAAACAGCATAGTAAAAGGATAACATGAGCGCTACAGAACTTTATTATTTCCCAGGACAAAAAGCCACAGTTTTTTTGGAAACTTTGAATGCTAGCGGTGTGCGCGCAGACGGCTACACTGCTCCTGATGGTTATCCAAGCATCACTAGAGTAATTTTCCCCGATCTTTCTTTGGCCTCCGCTTTCCCACAGAATATGGTTAAGCTAGATATTGGTCTTTATTTCTTTCAATTTACTTTGCCAACTGGAGCTGCATCTGTCGGCAGCTACTTGGTAGATGGATATTATAATCTGCCAGGCACTGGTAATTATAGTAGGAAGTTATGGCAGATCATAGTAACAGCGCCGTTTGGTAACTTCGGCACAACCTCAGGATAACAATGGTAATCAAAGCACGTGGAGAATTGATTGACGTCACAGATCAAGTCAATTTAACTGTACAATTTAGAGATACTGCTGGGAGCCCAATCGATACCGATTCCTTCCCAACAATTTCTATTGTTCAACCAAGCGGCTTAGTAGCTATGGCTCCAACCTCTGCGGGAGTTGCTCGCATTGGCGTTGGTAAGTATTCTTTTATCTACACCGTTCCTATCAATGGGCCTTATGGTGTCTTCAATGATGTTTGGGTTGGATTCGTTAATGGATTCAGAGTCCAAACTCAGTTTGATTTCGTAGTTCTTCATACTCAAGTCCCAGCCATCAACATCGATGGTTACGCTCATCTTGGAGATGATCCGGGCTTTCAATATTCACAAGCTGCTATCAAGAACATCAACAAACTTCTTAAGTCTCTTAAAGCTAGATTAAATAGTTCAGGTAAAGCTAAAGCTACTGATAAATACGGTAACGTAGTTTATGTTGACTGTGATATCTTCTCGATAGACATGTTAGTTACCTTCTTGGCTACTGCTCTTTGGGATTTCAATCAAGTTCCATTCTTTACCTTCTTCCAATTTGACGATGATAACTTCGTTGAACAATTTGGAGAGATCCTAGTAGAAGGGGCTACTCTTTATTCTTTGGCTTCAAAGTCTTTGATTGAAAGAGGTCGCGAGTTTCAAGTAACTGATAACGGATTGAATTTCAATCCTCCTACGGTCAGCGACTTGATGAATACGCAATACAGCGCCTTGCTTTCTCATTACTGGGAAAAGCTAAAGATGATTAAGGCAAGTCTTAGACCCGCCCCCAGAGGACTAGGCGTATTCTCAATGAACTCTGGTATCAATCCAGCCGTTGCTAGATTGCGTCATCTAAGGGCCCGTAGAGTTATTTAACGCTCACCCTTACGTCTTTCATAAGACGGAGTCAAGTATAGTATGTCTGGTTTTTGAGCTAGCTTGTAGAATAGATCTACCTTTTGCATCAAATAAGAATGCTTGTGTTTTTCTGGAGCCTTCAAAGGGAAGGTAATGAAGATACGGTCATCTCCGTGGTCCCCGCCCCACAGAACAAGCTCTTGAACAGTGAATTCTACTTCATCAATTTTGAATTCATCAATTTCTTCATTATTATAAGCTAGAGTAATATGTGGCTTAAAGTCTTTAAAATGTTTAGAGAAATCAATATCTTCTTTTTCAAATTCTTTAGCTAGCTTATCACGTAACTCGTGTAATTCAGCGGATTTAACTGGTGCAATGATAGCGCATTTGTCTCCATGCTTGGGAAAGCATGTAACCTTATCAAAGGTAACTCGAAAAGGCTTCATCTTGGAAACTATGTCGTACACAGCCTCTAGGGATTTAGCTATTTCGGAAACAGGCCAGTTATCTTCAAAAAGAAGCATAGTGATATGCATCTCAGATACGGCTGTAGTTTCTCCTGGCACATCAAGGCCGGTAAGTAAACGTCCACATTCTGTGGGAATTTTAATTCCTAAAAAAGCCATTGGGTCTCATTACATCCTATATCTGACTACGCAACTTGTCAATGAATGGGAAAATATGACTATTTTGTCATGTACGATATGGCATCTAAAGATAAAAAGCTTCCAATATCAGCCGTCAAAAAGCTACCCTATAAGTCTTTGAATCGAATGATTAAAAAGATGAGGGAGTATCTTAAGCATGATGGTGTTGTGCAAGAAATGTTCAAAGAGTACGAAGTTGATATTGAAGAAATAGATCTAATTCCAATGCGTTTTGGCACATTAGATGTATCTGCCAAGACCGACCATGGTGTAATTATCTTTAATTACAAACTTTTGACTGATGGGGACTTCTTTAAAGACTTCTCTTATGGAGTTCACGAGATGACCCACTGGCTTCAGCAAACAACCGGAACAAAACCAACTAAAAGTTCTGACGAAGGAAGCTATTTGGACAATCCATTTGAGCAAGAAGGATTTCAAAACCAAGTTGAATATATTGCTAAGCAATTTGGTGAAGATGAAGCCGAAAACTACGTAGATGATTTGTTAGATCATCATGACGTTGAAGATGATAAAGAATATGAAGAAAAGAAAGAAACCTTGATGTCCAAAGTCTGAGGAGAGGCTAATAAATTAGAATAATAGTATGCCTTTCTATCCTACACCAGTTCGTTCTGGTACATACAACGTTGCTTCGCTTGGAGATGGGTACACCATAAGTGTATCTTGGCGTCAAGCTTTTCCAACGGGTTCGGCAAACAACATTGCGTATAATATCTATTATTCAACGATTAAAGAGAACGTATTTGCTGAAGGTGCAAAATATGTTTCCATTGATGATGCTTTAGTCGCCAACATTATTGATTTGATTCCAGGTCAAGTATATTACTTCTGTGTACGCCCTATTGAGTATAATTCAAGTACTAATGATCTAAATGATTTACCTATTGCTTATGATAACCTTAGAGTTTATCCACAGAGTTTTTTAAGAGCAGATATTTCTAGTTCTGATTTGATAATTCCATTGCTCGACGTATCTGACTTCCCTCTTTCGGGAGCTATACGAGTCGGCGCAGAAGCTATTCAATATTCTTCTATAGATGTACCAAATAACAATCTAATAGTTCCACCAGGGTCTGCGGGCTCACCTGTACAGTTAGTTGATCAAGGTGGTTCAAATTATTTCACTCCGTTTACTGGAAATACAGGCTCAGGCACCATTGCCAGTTTAACTACCGTTCCAGCTTCTGGCGCCCCCACAGAAGATTGGAATATCATCTGTAATTTTGTGCAAAGAAACAATCTTAATGCACCAATTGTTGGTACTGCTAAGTTTATTGCAATTGGAACCCTCTCTGGACAAAAATTAGATGGATATGCGAATCCAATTGTATGGACGGCTAATGGCGGCGTTGTTTCCAATGGAGTAATTAGTTTTGCTATCAATGATGCTTCCCCAGTGTTTGTTGAAGGAGATGGCTTCCTTGTCAAAGTACAAGGCGCAGGCATTGGAGTTCCCAATGGAAGAGGATACGCCAATACTAGCGCTCGCTCTCATACGGTAGCAGGATTTGATGGATATTCTCTATATAATCCAAGTGTCTTTTTATATATTCCAGGTGATGATAGTAGTTGGGATCAAATCTTTGCATGTCAAAATCGCTTTGAATATCCAAATTATCAATACACTAATGCTGATGGATATCATCAAGTCACTAAAGACTTATTGCATGCTGCCTGGCAAGAAATGGATGCTGCCAATGTTGATTTTCCGATGTATGATTTTTCGGGTTATCATAGGACAGATCCAGTTCAACTGTTAAATGGAACTTGCGTAGGTAGTTACATTGGCGGCGAAATGGGATGCATAGATAAATACGGTAATGTGCAAATCCTAAGAGGGTTCTCATTACAAGATCAGAATACTCAACGTCAAGAAGTATTATTATCTATAACTGGACGTGATGCTATTTTAATTAAGATGGTTCATACTGGCATTACTTGCGCTTGTTATTTACCGTCTAGCGAATATCAAGATGATAGATGCCCTAAATGCTATGGAACTAAATTTGTTTATGGATATGAGCAATATTTTAATCCACGTAGTTCTAATGGTAGAATAAAAGTTCGTCCAGGGCCAACCGCCGAAAACATCAAGCAAACTGAGGCCGGTTTAGAATCAGAGTTCCCAGTTGATTTGTGGACTTTGGCTGTTCCAACCATTCATACTAGAGATATTATTATTCTTTTTGATCAAGATGGAATTAATGAAGAGTTTAGATATGAAATATCAGATGTAACTAGAAACAATACTATTGTTGGATTACAGGGCGGTCAACATATGAAGGCCTTGAGAATCAGAAAATATGATCCTGCGTATCAAATCAGAGTATTTAGAGATAGCTCTGAATTCCCAAGCAAGTTAAACACTAGCATTGGATTTGTGCCAGGTATTCCGCCTCACACCCATGAAATCGTAATTAGTGAGAAAATAACTTCTGTCAATCAGATTAATCAAACTACAGCCGTTTCGCAGGGACATAACCACCCAATCGTCAATGGAGTAGTTATGGAGGCGCTTGGACACACGCACACGATTATACTTCCATGATAGCAATAACCCCGTATAATACCAGCAAATTGAGAGTAATAAATGAGTGATCCAATATCCCCCAACTTTAAGCCAGGCGTAGGTAGATTAGTTACGGACAGATTCGATTTTCAGAATCATGTTGATGGATATAGCTTTAGGCATAAGGCTAATAATATGGATCTTTTTCCAACTGTAGTTATTAGTGCCGTCACTCATTCTAACGTTCAAAGCGCTATTGAAGCTTTAGTTGCTGTAGTTTCTCCTCCTGATATCATTGTTACCGATGCAACTTTGTTTGCAAAGGGCATCGTTCAATTAGCTGGAGATATTGGTGGAACCGCAACTAATGTTAGAGTCACTAAGATTCAAAATTTTGCAGTTGCAAACACTGCCCCATCTTCTGGACAGGTATTGGCTTGGAACGGTGTCCAGTGGACCCCAACGACTTCCGTATCAACTTTCACGGCAGCTAATGACCTTTTTGGTAGCAACGTAACTCAAACTGTTGTCGGTATTCAAAGCAGACCTGTCGCTAATATCCTTCCAACTAACAATCAAGTATTAACTTGGGTCGGCGCCAACTCTAGATGGGAGCCTGTTCTAAGTACTCCTACTGGAACTGGATTTGCAACATTAACTTCTGGTGCTTTTGATGGCACTGCTACCGCTAATATTCGTTATACAGGCGGCAAGTTACAAACCGACACTAATCTTCAATTTAAGAATAGTTCTATTACTGGAGATTTAGCTTGGGCACCAACTTCTGTTAACAAAACTATTACATTGCCAAATGCTACGGATACTCTTGTTGGTTTGGCTACTACTGATGTCCTAACTAATAAAACAGTAAACGCATCTAACAATACAATTACTGATACGAGCATTGCTACAGGAGACATTTTAATTTCTAATGGAACTAAATTTGTTCGTCAGGTAAAGGGATCTAATGGAAGTTTCTTAGGCGTATCAGGCGGCGTTGTTGGATATTATACACCAGCCAACAGCACTCCAACTGGAACTGGATTTGCTCACGTAACTGCCGGCGCTTATGATGCTACGGCTACTGCTAATATTAGATATGTTAGCGGTAAGTTTCAAACTGATTCAAGTATTCAATATCTTAGCGGAGGTATTAGTGGAGACCTTACTTGGACTCCTGCTACCACAAATAAAGTATTAACTTTACCAAATGCTACGGATACGCTTGTTGGAAAAGCCACCACTGATACTCTGACCAATAAAACTTTTAACATTATTGATACTGGTAATTTCTTAACGTCTACATCGCAAGCTACTGGAGATTTGATTAAAAATAATGGAACTCAGTTTCTTCGTTTTGCTAGAGGAACCTCTTTACAAGTTTTGCGCGTTAACGTTAGCGCAACTGATTTGGAATGGGCGACCGTAGCTTTCCCTTCTACTGAAGTTACTATTAATCAGGTAGGAGCTGGACAGCTTAATAACGTAGTAACAGATAATGGTGCTGGTAGCAATGCTGCAATGATAAGATTTACTGGAGACGGAGCTGCTACTGATATTACCCTTAGCGGTCTTGCTAGCGGCTCAGGAGTTAGAAGAGTGGTGCTTGCAGCTACAAGTACTTCTAAGCTAATTGTTTCACATCAGGATACAAACAGTACATCCACTAATAGGATTATTTGTCCAGGTAATGTACCTTGGATTGTTGGAACAGATGGCTATACTACTGAGGTTATGTGGGATAGCACTACTTCAAGATGGAGATTAATTGGCAGTTTGGCCCAAATGACTTAATCCTATAAGTTTGCGTAATATAATACCAATTCTTTTGCATATATCCGAGGAGTTTTTATGGATACGATTTTACAAGCCTTCTTAAGTTGGCAATTTTTAGCTTTTTCCTTGTCAATTGGTGCAATTATTTACGTAATTAGACAAGTTGTTGAATATGCAATGATTCATTGGTGGCCGCTTAAGCAATGGAAGGCTGCAAACAAGCAATCTAAAGTATGGAGAGCCTTAATTCTTCCAATTCTTCCAATTTTGCTTGGCGGCGCAAGCTTCTTTATTACTACATATCCATATCC